TACGACATACTATAAATACTACTATGAACGAACTAACAGAACTACAACAGGCCGCACGTATTGCATTTGCTAGTGAATTCAGCTTTTATCTAAAAGCACACGAATTCCATTGGAACGTAGAAGGTGTACACTTTCAACAATTCCACGAATTGTTTAAAACCATCTACGAAGAAGTCTACGGTGTCATTGATGACTTTGCTGAAAAACTACGTGCCATGGACTGCTATGCTCCTGGCAGCTTGAGCAAGTTGACTATCTTAACTCGTGTTGATGATCAAACAGAAGTCATCCCTGATGCTGTCATGGTTCAAACACTACTAGCCGACAGCGACAAAATGGTCATCTTGTTGAAGATGGTTTATGATCGTGCAGAAGAAGCAGGTGAACATGGTTTCTCAAACTTCCTTGCAGAACGCATGGATGCACATCGCAAGCACAGCTGGATGTTGAGAAGCGTACTGAAATGAATCTATACGACATCTTTGAAGCTGGTGTAGGTGTGGTTGCTAGTAAAAAGCAGGCCTGTGATCCACGCTATTCAATGAGTCTAACCAAAGACGTGCGCCCCGGCGAGATAGAACGTCAACTTAAAAAATACAGCCTAGCAGAAGCAGCAGATGTAGGTGCGTATGATCGCATCTTGGTCAAACTGTGCGAACTGGTATTAAAGTCACAAAAGCCCGGAACACGACATGGCTTTGTTGGTGCCGCAGTTGTTGCACCCGATGGACGTTGGGTTGGCAGTACCAGTATTAAAAATTCACAGGGCAAATGGGAACATGCCGAACGTGCTGCACTCAGCAAGTTCAAAGGCAAATATGGTGCTGTGCCCGAAGGCTGCACTATTGTTACAACACTAAGTCCTTGTACTGATCCTATGGAAGACCGTCAAGGTATTAGTTGCACCGAACTAATCGACTCTACCACAGTACGTGCCGTATACTGTGGCTATAGAGATCCAAGCCAAAGTCATCAAGAACACGAGGACTTTGATCTACGTTTTACACAGAATCATGCCATTGAAGACATGTGCAAGTCATTAAGCGACATGTTCTTGCCTAAACAACTACACGAAAGCGTTGACGCAGAGTCAGCCGCAGGTGACTTTGTTCCCTATGTAGCAAAGCGTTTGGGCATCGACAAGTTGCCAAAGATCATGTTGAAACAACAGATTGGTACCAGCGAACATCCTACCTTTGGCCTGTTTGATCCTGATACCAACAGCGTACAGGTTGCTACAGGTGGACGTCACGTTATGGACGTACTACGTACCCTAGCACACGAGCTAGTACATCACAAACAACGAGAACTTGACATGATACAGCCAGGCGATGGTGCTACTGGTAGTCGAATTGAAAATCAAGCCAACGCTGTAGCAGGAGTTCTTATGAGAGACTTTGCAGATCAACATCCAGATTACTTTGGTGCCCTAAACGAACTTAAAGATCCTCCCGAACAGAAAAAGTCTTGGGACGATTATGGTCAGCCCGCTGTACCAAAACTAGAGCCCAAAGAAAAAGTCTACCACAACTGGCAACACTACGACGACGAGAATCCTAAAGACAAGCCTGTAGATGAAAACTTTGCTGATGGTAAACATCCTGGTCGCAAAGGTCTTAGTAAGCGCATGGGAGTCAATACTAAAGCCAGCGTAAGTAGTCTACGCAATACTGCTAAACATTCAACAGGCGAGAAGGCTCGTATGGCACACTGGTTGGCCAACATGAAGGCCGGCAGAGCCAAACACAACAAGTAAGAACACCTACCTTAGGACCTTCGGGTTACGGTGTGCCCGGCTGCTGGGCAGAACAATATGGGAGTCGTGCCCCGGAATGTTGTTCTAAAGTGAGCATTTTTCTTTTGCATTTCAATAGACAACAGTATATAATTGTACTATCAACTAGGAGAACACATGAGTGATTATGATCGCACATTCAACGGCGAAGCAAAAGCCAAACTAACACAATTGATCAATGAAGGCATGCAGGTCATGCAAGAAATCGAAGACCTGAGTGCAGGACTGAGCGACACAGTTAAAGCAGTAGCAGAAGAATTGGAAATCAAACCAGGTACACTAAAGAAGGCAATTAAAATTGCACACAAGGCCAAGCTGGGTGAGACCAATCGTGACCACGATGAACTCAACACTATTCTAGAAACCGTTGGGAAAACATTGTGATCAAGGGCCTCAATGACTAGACGACTCAACTATATTATAGTACCATTATTAACAACTAATCATTGAGGACATATTATGAACGATATATTGGCCAACATTTTCCAATGGATACGAGACGATTACCGTACACATCCCGTTCGGTTTTGTATTGAGATACTGGCTTGGGCCATTAGTATTGGATGCAGCATTACTATGGCTCTTACAGTACCTAATCCTCCTCTGCTGACCATGTACCCTATTTGGATTACTGGTTGCAGTCTCTATGCCTGGGCCGCTTGGACTCGCAAGAGCTTTGGAATGTTGGCCAACTATATCCTATTAGTAAGCATTGACAGTATTGGCCTAGTGCGAATGCTAACAGCGTAAATACATATAGTCTCGCCGGACTATAAACGGCATGTAGAGTCAGTATAGGCTTTAAACTATACAAGGAGTATTATGAGTTATGTTGACGCTCTCTATGACAGAGCAAAAGACCGCATTCATGTGGTCGAACGTGTAAACGGTGTTAGAGAATACCGTGACTATCCCGCAGAATATATATTCTACTACGATGACCCCAAGGGCAAATATCGTACTATCTTCGACACACCTGTTACCCGATTCAGTAGTCGTAGCAACAAAGAATATCACAAAGAACTAAAACTACAGAGCAACAAGCAGCATTGGGAAAGTGATATCAACCCAATCTTCCGCTGCCTTGAAAACAACTATCTGGGTGCAACGTCACCAAAACTGCAAACAGCATTTTTCGACATTGAGGTGGATTTCCACCCTGACAAAGGCTACGCTCCCACAACTGATCCCTTTAACAAGATCACTGCCTTCTCAGTCTACTTGGATTGGCTAGACAAACTGGTAACACTGGTATTGCCTCCCAAGACCTATAGCTGGGAAAGCGCACAAGAGATCTGTGATCGCTTTGATAACTGTTTCTTGTTTGAACGAGAAGAAGACATGTTGAATACATTCTTTGACTTGATCCAAGACGCAGACATTCTCTCAGGTTGGAACAGTGAAGGGTTTGATATTCCCTATACCGTAATGCGTACCATGCGGGTGTTGACCAAAGACGACACACGCCGACTGTGCTTGTGGAATCAGTTTCCCAAGCAGCGTGAGTTCGAACGCTTTGGTGCCACCAACATTACATTTGACCTTGTGGGCCGTGTGCATATGGACTATATGCAACTGTATCGCAAGTACACATACGAAGAACGACATAGTTATAGTTTGGACGCCATTGGCGAATACGAACTAGATGAGCGCAAAGTTGCCTATGAAGGCACGTTGGACCAATTGTACAACAAAGACTTTCCCAAGTTCATTGACTATAACAGACAAGATACCATGTTGTTGGCCAAGCTAGATAAGAAACTACGTTTCCTAGACCTGGCCAACGAAATTGCTCACGATAATACTGTGTTGTTACAGACCACAATGGGTGCGGTCGCTGTAACTGAGCAAGCTATCATTAATGAAGCACACGGGCGTGGTATGATTGTTCCTAACAGGAGAGGTCGTGATGAATCAGAAAGTACGCAAGCCGCAGGTGCCTATGTTGCTTATCCCAAACGGGGTATGCACGAATACATTGGCGCCATTGACATCAACAGTCTCTATCCCTCGGCTATTCGTGCCCTCAACATGGGACCAGAAACAATCGTTGGACAATTACGACAAACAATGACTGACAAGTACATCAGTGATAAAATGGCCGCAGGGTCTAGTTTTGCTGATGCGTGGGAAGGTTTGTTTGGTAGCCTAGAGTATACCGCAGTAATGGAGTGCCAGCAGGGCATTGACATCACCATCGATTGGGAAGAAAGCCGGCAGAGTACAACGCACACAGCCGCAGAGGTGTGGCGCATGATCTTTGAAAGCAATCAACCTTGGACCATCAGTGCCAATGGTACCATCTTCAAATATGACATGAAGGGTATTATTCCGGGCTTGTTGGAACGTTGGTACGCAGAACGTAAAGAGATGCAGGCCAAGAAGAAGGAAGCCACAGACAAAGAAGACATTGCATTCTGGGACAAGCGTCAGCTGGTTAAGAAAATTAACTTGAATAGTTTGTATGGCGCTATTTTGAATCCGGGTTGTAGGTTCTTTGACAAACGCATTGGCCAAAGTACTACACTGACAGGACGTACCATTGCCAAACACATGGACAGTCACGTCAATGAATGCCTAACTGGAGTATATGATCATGTGGGCGAAACTGTTATCTATGGTGATACTGACTCAGTTTACTTTAGTGCATATCCCGTGTTCAAGAAAGACATTGAAGCAGGACGCATGGAGTGGAACAAGGATGTGTGTATTGCACTCTACGATACTATTGCAGACAGTGTGAACGAGTCATTCCCGGGCTTTATGGAACGTGCTTGTCATTGTCCCCGTGAAATGGGAGCCATCATCAAAGGCGGTCGTGAACTGATTGCTGAGAAGGGCCTGTTCATCAAGAAGAAACGCTATGCTGTACTGATCTTTGATCTCGAAGGCAAACGACTGGATGTTGATGGTAAACCAGGCAAAGTCAAGGCCATGGGCTTGGATTTGAAGCGATCAGATACTCCTAAAGTCATGCAGGATTTCTTGAGTGAGATCTTATTGGATGTGCTGACAGGTGCAGAACGTGATGCCATCATTGCCAAGGTACGTGACTTTAAATTGGTATTCCAACAGTTGCCGGCGTGGGAGAAAGGTACACCTAAACGTGTCAACAACTTGACCAAGTACACAGCCGCAGAAGACAAAGAGGGCAAAGCCAACATGCCAGGACACGTTCGTGCAGCCATGAACTGGAACAGACTGCGCCAAATGCACAGCGACAACTACAGCGCCAAGATTATTGACGGTATGAAGACTATTGTGTGTAAACTCAAAGACAATCCCTTGGGCTATACCTCAGTCGGTTATCCCACAGACGAGTCTCGCATTCCGGCCTGGTTCAAGGAACTGCCATTTGATCAGGACAAGATGGAAACTGCCATTGTTGATCAAAAGGTAGAGAACTTGTTGGGTGTGTTGGATTGGGATATTGCTGCCAACACCAATACCAAATCGACCTTTGACAGTTTGTTCGTTTGGGAGTAATTGTGTCTATTACTGACTTGATCAATCTTAAACGAGCTCTTGCTGCCATTGGTGTGGATGCAGTGGTTAAAGAATTGGCCTACGTAAAAAATCAAGTCAGTCTAATCAGAACACAAGTTCCGGGTATGACTGACGAGGATCAGGCGCACATAGATTCTATGATTGCAAATTACAATGACCTAATAAATCGTACTGTGAAATCATTGGACACTAATCGTAGTAAGATTCGAGCGATTGAGCAAAAGATTACCGACCTATCGCATGACCTGTATGCCAAGAGCTACGAGTTAGAAAGTTGGTCTGTTGATCACGTTGAAATTGATACCGTTCGTAGCAACAGAGTTCTTCCACTAACACCTGAAATAGAACAAGCAGTACAGCAGCGTTTGGCTTTCTACACAAACTGGAAATATCCTGCCTTGGAATTGGGCTGTAGAGATGGAGAATGGACTCGTTATTTGGTTGCTGCTGACCCACTCTATGTAATGGATCGCTATCAAGGATTTCTGGACAACACCACTAGTCAGTTTCCTCCCGAGTATCAAAACAGACTAAGAAAATATCTGTTGGTCAATAACAATCTAAATACCTTACCACAAGGACAATTTGGTTTTATTTTCAGCTGGAACTTTTTCAATTACATGAGCCTTGATACCATTACACACCTGCTACCAAACATCTACGATCTTATGAGGCCCGGCGGAGTATTTCTATTCAGTTATAACGATGGTGATACCCCAACAGGTGCTGCAATGGCCAACAGTCAGTCGCAGACCTATTTGCCAAAAAGCATCTTGCTGCCCACTTGTCGCGCAGCAGGGTTCGAAATATTGGCCGAATATGATTACGAGACTCGTGCCCATTGGTTAGAAATCAAAAAGCCTGGTACGCTACACACAGTCAAAGCACACCAAGTATTGGGTAAAATAGAACGCAGGACTAGTTGACAGATCTAAATACAAACTGTTACAATCAACTATATAGGAGCACACATGCAAGATTATTTAAAAGACATCGTACAACACACAAACGGACTTGGCAGCATTGACTTGATCAAGATCATTGGCGACCAAAATCAAACGGTCATCACTGGCATTGCCGAAGACCGTAGTGTGGTCGTGAATGCAACATTCAAAAATCCACACCCGGACTTTATTGGTACTGTGGGATTGCCAAATCTAAACAAACTGAAAACAATCTTGAACATCGATGAATACAGCAAAGATGCCAAGATCACAGTGAACACACAAAAAGACGATGATGGCAACGATGTGCCTTGCGGTTTGCATTTTGAAAATGCCGCAGGCGACTTTAAAAACGACTATCGATATATGGCTGCTAGTGCAATCAATCACAAGATGCCTGGTCAGATCAAGTTTGTGGGAGCCAAATGGGATATTGAGTTCTCTCCTACAGTACAAAATATTCAACGTTTGCGTTTCCAAGCAGCAGCCAACAGCGAAGAAACCACATTTACTGCCCGAACAGAAAACGGCGACTTGAAGTTTTACTTTGGTGACCCAACTACACACGCTGGTAACTTTGTGTTCCAAGCAGGTGTCAGTGGCAACTATACCAAGTCACAGTTCCACTGGCCAATCAGTGCTTTACTGGCAATTTTGGCCTTGCCCGGCGACAAGACATTTAAAATGAGTGACAGTGGTGCCACTATGATTACGGTAGACAGCGGGCTTATCGAATATAATTACATTCTTACTGCAAATACAAAATAATAGGCTAATATCGCAAGTAAGCTAAATATATCAGGAGATTGATATGTTTTATGTTTATGCTTACTTACGCACAGAAGATTTAACACCTTACTATATTGGTAAGGGACACGGAAACCGCGCTTGGCAGAAATGCCATAGCGTAGTAGTTCCAAAAGATTTAAGCAGGATCGTAATGCTAGAGCAGAACTTAACAGAGTTGGGTGCGTTAGCATTAGAAAGAAGAATGATTAGATGGTATGGGCGACAAGATTTAGGAACAGGCATACTACGCAATCAAACAGATGGTGGCGAAGGTGCTACTGGTATTATTCCATGGAACCGTGGCAAGAAGACCGGATCGTATTTAACAAAGGCAGGTAGGAAAAAAGTGAGTGATGCTAATAAAGGTATTCCTAAAAATCACGGTACTAAGGTATCTGCTGGACTTAAAGGAAAACCTAAGTCAGAAGAACACAAGCGTAAGCTAAGTGAAGCAGGCAAAGGTAATGTTCCTTGGAACAAGGGCAAAACGGGTATTCAAGAATCTACTAGAAAAGGTGTAAAAGTCAGTGACGAAGTTAGAGCTAAGATGAGTGAGGCTCATAAGGGTAAGAAAAATACCCCAGAGCAAAAAGCTAAGATTAGTGCTAAACTTAAAGGCCGTGTTATATCAGAAGAAACAAAAAAGAAGATGTCGGAAGCAAGAAAAAAACTATGGGCAGAAAAGAAAAAAAATGCAGGATAACTTAACAAATAATCAACTTGATAGTAATGGGCGTAGTCAATGGGCAGTTTTTCTACCTGCCATCAGTGGTTTTTATGCCACGTTTGTTGGAAAACAGCGTAATGAGCCATATGTGGATCCTGCACGTTTTCCGCAGGGTCTAACAGATATGGAACAGATGAATTGGCTCAATGACCAAAAGGCTCTGTTCCCATATAAATGGAGTCTGTACTCTGGAGGTCATGCCAACTTGGATTTGACCAAGCAGGACTGGAGCGAGGACATGGTTCGCAACCGTGATCCCAATACCACGTTACTAGGCGACTCTGGTGGATTCCAAATTGCCAAGGGCTTGTGGGAAGGCGATTGGAAGGCCCCCACCAGTGCAGAAGTGCAGGCCAACTTAGCATCTTTGAAGGGCGACGAACTCAAAGCATATCAAAAGCGATTGGACGCTGCACAAACCAAACGAGAAGCTGTGCTCAAATGGCTCGATGGTGTTGCAGACTATGCCATGACCTTGGATATTCCTACTTGGATTGTGAACACACCCGAAGCTGGCGCCAAGGTAGGTATCATGAGCTACAACGAAGCCATTACAGCAACTCACTACAATAACGAATACTTTATGCGACATCGTCGGGGTGTTCAAAATGGCGGTGCTAAAATTCTAAACGTGTTGCAAGGTGCAAGTCATGCGGCTGCTGATGAATGGTATGAGTTGATGAAGGACTATTGCGATCCTGCCAAGTATCCCGACACACATTTTAACGGTTGGGCCATGGGTGGTCAAAACATGTGCGATGTGCATTTGATTCTTCGACGACTGATTGCACTCAAATATGATGGCCTGCTACAAGAAGGTGTACATGACTGGATGCACTTCTTGGGTACTAGTAAACTAGAGTGGGCTGTGCTGCTGACTGTGATCCAGCGCAACGTTCGCAAATATGTAAATCCTGCATTTACCATCAGCTTTGACTGTGCAAGTCCTTTCCTTGCTACTGCCAACGGACAGGTCTATTACGAAAACGCTTTCCCACATGATGGCAAGTGGAGCTACAAAATGAAGCCGGGCGCGGATGATAAGCGGTATGCCACAGACACACGCAGCTATCGAGATGCAGTGGTACAGGATGGTATCTTTCCTAGCTTTACAGATAGTCCTGTCAGCGCCATGTGCCAAATTCGAGACATCTGTATCTATAAACCAGGTGTGCCCAAAGCAGGTGTTACCATTACAGCAGAGAACTTTCAAGATCCCGAACTGTATGATGTATTACCTGACAAGAACAAAAACGACAAATGGGGTCGCACCAGTTGGGATAGTTTCAGCTATGCACTCTTAATGGGTCACAATGTTTGGATGCACTTGGCGGCCGTACAAGAAGCCAACAGACGTTTTGATGCAGGTGAATCGCCCGGCATGATGCGTAGTCAAGCCACCGGCGATCGTTTTGAAGACATTGTGGAACGTATCTTTGCAGCACCTACACGAGCCGAAAGCGAAGCCATCATTGAGCGGTACGACAGCTACTGGACCGAAATCATTGGCGGACGTGGGCGATTGGGCAAAAAGGTACGTCATGTAACTGATGCTATCTTTAACAGTCTCTTTGTAATAGAAGATACCGAAACTGAATACGCTGAGCCCGAACTCAACGAAAATCTTTTGGACAATTTGGATGACAGCAAGGTTGCATAATCGCAATAAAATTGTTAAACTACAACTTCAACAACAAACCGGATACGCACGATGGAACGAGAAGGACACGACAATGTCAGCTTTTTTACTGGCATTGAAGTAGAGCATACACCTGCATACGGAAAGAAAACTCTGTTTGTGGTAGGTGTACAAACCATAGAAGACATTGCTCTAAATCTCAGTAGAGCAGACAGCATCGAACATATCTATTTTGGTGCTAACCAAAGTTTTCCCAATCTTGATGTCAATGACTACACAGCATGGACACATTGGCAAAACATGATCATGCCATTTTTAGACAAGGGCTATTTCTGTACCCTGGACATTGATGTCAGCTGTGTAGAAGGACTAGCAGAAAGTGGATTGTGCGAGCACAACACATTCATTCCCATGCTGTCTGTCAAGATGCCCTACATCCGGCTGCTGAACTACAATGCCACACTCAAGATCGATGATGTAGATTTTGACTCAACCAACCCAGGTGTGTGGTGCCATAGTGTTCATTCACTAATGGATCGTAGCACATTCACAGACTGGACACAATACACCAAGGACCTACCACTATGACACAAGATGAACGAGACACAATTGAAAGAATCAAACAACATGCCGAAAGAAAAATTTGGGTCACATTCCGCAAAGAAGGAATTCACAAATACCCAGCAGCCGCA